ACCATGATTAACGTGCAACGCCTCTACTGAATAGCCGCCTGCTGAAACGCTAGGGACCGACTAGCCTTCACAAAGACCAAGAAGGGAATATCAAAATGGCTTTCGATCTCTACAGCACGGCGGCGCTCCTGGGTGTGATCCGCGTCACCCCCATCGAGTCCTCCTACTGGCTGGACAACTTCTTCCCGCGTCAGATGACCTTCGACACCGAAGAGATCATGTTCGACCGGATCAAGACGAACCGCCGCCTGGCACCGTTCGTCAGCCCCGTCGTGCAGGGCCGCGTGATCCGCAGCCAGGGTTACGAGACGCGCGCCTTCCGGCCCGCCTACTCGAAGCCCAAGCACATCGTCGATCCGAACCGGGTGTTCTCGCGCCTGGCCGGTGAAGACCTGGGCGGCTCGTCCACCCCGGCGCAGCGGTGGAACGCCGCCGTCGCCGAGAACATGGCCGAAGAGCGCACGATGCTCCAACGCCTGTTCAACTGGATGGCGGGCATGGCGGTCATCTATGGCCGCGTCACGATCACCGGGGAGGACTATCCCACCCAGGTCGTTGACTTCGCTCGCAACGCGGGTCTGACCCGCATCCTGGCAGGCACCGCCCGCTGGGGCGAGGCGAACGCTGCACCGCTTCAGGACATCGCCGATCTCCGTCGCCTGTCCTTCCAGGAATCGGGCTCGGTCATCACCCGCCTGACGATGGGCATCGAAGCCTTCGACCGCTTCTATGCGGACGAGGAAGTCCAGAAGCTCCTGAAGGGCCAGGAGATCGGCAATGTGGCGCGCACCAGCGACTCCACCCTGTCGGCCTTCGGTTCGACGGATACGCCGTATGAATATCGCGGCGTGCTTCAGGGCGCGAACGGCCAGGGCCGCGTCGAAGTCTATACCTATAACGAGCAGTATGAGAATGCTGCTGGTGAAACGGTGGACTACATGAGCCCCTATGATGTCGTCGGCACCGGCCCCGGCATCCAGGGCGTTCGCTGCTTCGGCGCGATCCGCGATAAGCGGGCCGGGTTGCAGGCGATCCCCATCTTCCCGAAGATGTGGGACCAGGAGGACCCGAGCCTCACCTACACCATGAGCCAGTCCGCTCCGCTCATGGTGCCCGCCAACATCGACAACTCCTTCCGCATCGTCGCGACTGACGGGCAGTAAGGGCTCCGGCGGGGAGGGGTTTCGGCCTCTCCCCTCGAAGTAACTTCCAAACGAAGAGGACTAGCATCATGCCGAAGCGCGTTCCTACCGCCAGTGTCATCGTGATCCGCGAAGGCAAGCGGGTATCGCCGCCCTTGAACAAGGGCTTCAACTTCACCGAAGACGAGATCGCACAGATCACCGCCATCGACCCCCGCGCACTCCGCAAGCCGATCAACGAATCGACCGAAGAGCCGAGCGGCAAGGGCCACACCAGCGACGACGCCGAAGCGGGCAAGGCCCCGTCGAAGGCAGCGCCGGACGGCTCGAAGAAGGCGACCGCCGCCAAGGGCAAGAAGGCGGCCGGGGCCACGAAGGCCAAGGACGAAGATGTCGTCGATGACGAAGAGCAGAACCAGGACGAAGACTCGTCCGACGATGCCGACGAAGACGAGGACATCTAACGTGACGATGGCCGAGATCAAGACCGATGCTCGCAACGCGCTCCACGCCGAATTGGCCGAGCCGTGCAGCTACGCGGATCGCGGCACGCCTGCTACCCCCACCGCCGAGCAATTGGCGGTGGGGCTTTCCCTGTCGGCGCGGTTCGCCAGCAAGACGAAGATCGCATCCGCAGAATCCGATGCAGTCTCCATCATGGAGAACATCGAACGCCTCATTTTCAATCAGCCGCAGTTGGACGCCCTAGAGTTGGAGCTTGACCACGGCGGCATTGTCACCTTCCCCGGATACGGGATCGCCTTTGAGCTAGATCAGCAGATAGACCCTGACGGCCCGGTCAACGTCTATTGGACCGTGGTGAGGGCCGTATGATCCAATATGACCTAGCCTCACTGATCGGCATGGAAGACTACCTTGAAGCGGCACCGGAGAACACCCGGCGGGCCGCTTCGATGGCAATGAACGATGTTATCGGCGGCGTCGGTCTTGCCCGGTATCGTCGCGCGATCTCCGATCAAGTCAACTTCCCGGCAGGCTATCTCAACGATGATCGGTTCGGCGTCGATCAGAAGGCGTCGCCGTCCCGCCTGGTCGCATCGCTCGTCGCTCGCCAGCGGCCCACCAGCCTGGCCCGATTCAGCACCAGCGGTGCCGTGGGAGCCAAAGGCGGGGTTTCGGTCCAGGTGAAGCGCGGAGGCGGCTCCACGCTCATGAAAGGGGCCTTCCTGGTCCGACTGCGCGCGGGCACCAGCCTAGAGGGCGGCAACATCGGCCTGGCCGTGCGCCTGAAGCCGGGTCAGCAACTCGACAAGCGCGATCAGTCCCGCATGGTCCACCTGGACGCGAACGTCGTGCTGCTTTACGGGCCGTCGATTGACCAGGTGCTCAACAACTCGGTAGCGGAAGCGGAAACGCCCGAAGTGCTCGACGCCACCGCGACCGAATTCTACCGTCAGTTTGCGAGGCTCCAAGGCGATGCTTGACTTCAACACCTTCGACTTCAGCTATCTCGACGCTGCCGTGAATCGGGAGGACGATCCTTCGCCCCCGCCGAAGCAGCTTCGAGTGATTCGCAAGCTCGCCGCTCACCTGGAAGTCACTTCCGGCTATGAGGGAATCAAGTGCTGGATCGGCAAGTCGGTCATCACCGCCAAGGAAGTGATCGACACGCTTTCGATCCTGGAAGCACCGCGCCCGATCATCGGCTCCCCGGCAGGCGAGGCAGGCTTCAACCGCAATGAGGCGTGGACGCTGCTGGTGCAGGGCTGGCCGAAAGACAACCACGAAGAGCCGAGCGCGCCCGCTTACTGGATGAAAGCGGCAGTCGAGCAGCAGCTTGCGCTCATCACTTTCGAGTTTCCCGATGGCCGGGAACGCACCGATAAGCTCTACCGACTCGGTGGTGATATTGGGTCTTTAACCATTGGGCAGGGCGTGGTAAGGCCGCCTAGCGAGGAAGCGGCGTCGCGTCTTGCCATGTTCTATCTGCCGTTGATCTTGGAGATCACTACAGATGTCCGCAACCCCTACGCTTGATCTCTTGAAGGGAGAATGAAGATGGCCGATCCTAATGATTATGTCGTCGGCCGTGGCCGACTGTTCTTTGGGCAGTTCAAGCCCGGCACCCGCACCGCGAAGGGCGAGCGTTACTTCGGTAACACCCCGGCGCTGTCGCTGGCACAGGACGAGGAAACCCTGGACCACTACAACTCGGATGCTGGCGTTCGCGTCAAGGATGCGAGCGTCACGCTTCAGAACGATTCGAGCGGATCGTTCCAGTGCGACAACATCTCGGACGCCAACCTGGCGCTGTGGTTCCGTGGCGTGATCGAGCGTCGCGTCGAGGCGGGCTCCGCATCGGCGTCCAGCACGATCACCTTCTCGACGGCGGTTCCGGCCGAAGGCGACAAGGTGACGATCGGTGGCGAGGACATCGTTTTCTCGGCCGATCCGGCTCCGAACGAAGTTGACATCGCGGCGACCATCGGCGCGCAGGCAACGGCCCTGGCCAACTACATCAACGCCACGCCGTCGCTGGGTGTCACCGCTACCGTCGCCGGGGCAGTCGTCACGATCAAGGCCATCGCACCCGGCACCGGGGGCAACGGCATCACGCTCGCGAAGACTGCCGCCACGCCCGCCAACATCACGGTCGGCGGCGCTGCCCTGGCCGGTGGTGCGGACGTGACCGAGACGATCACGGCCATCGAACGCGGTCTGTGGTATCAGCTTGGCGCGACCGCCGACACGCCCCAGGGCGTTCGCGGCATCGGCACCGTCGAGATCGACGACATCTCGGAGGACAGCTACGTCGTCGAGATGACGACCGGCCGCATCTACTTCAAGCCGGATGCGGAAGACATCGTGGATGGCGTCACCGACGCCGTGATCTCCTATGGTGTATCGGCCGGTGTCGAAGACATCGTGATCGCGAAGGGCGAAACTATCGAAGGGGCCATGCGCTTCATCGCCAACAAC